TCGATTTAGGCAATGTACGTGAAAACATTGTACCATTAAGTCAACGTAAAACCGTTAAAGGTGTCGAAAAAACGGGTATGGCTCATAAATGGACTCATGATTTGTATAACATGATTCCTGAAGATCCGCCTGAAAAACTTCGTTCTTTAACAGCTGATCAATTTGTTGATTATATTGTTGATAAAGCTCGAACTAGAAAACAACTTGTTATAGATGCAATGGTCCACAAAATGGACGCATTGTACCAAACTTATCCTAAGCTTAAAAATGCCCCTATTTCTAAGATTGAAGCTTGGATTAGTAAAAATCAACAAATTTGGGGTCAACTTGGAGATGATAGTTTTAAACAAGCTGTAGGTATTAAACTTCAACAACCTGAAGTACCAGGACAACCACGTGGTCGTGTTCCTTTCCCAAGGGTTGATGTTGAAGAATTAATGATGGGTACTACCAAAGGTTTCCTTGGAGTGGACCCTTTAGCTGCTGCTGCAGCTGGTGCTGCTAATCTTATTAAAAAGAATATCAGCGGAAGCTTGATGGGTGCTGGTTACTCTTTATCTAATCCAGATGTACAAACTGCTGTTGAAAGTGGTGATGTACAGACTGTAGCTGCAGAGCTTGGTAAAGATATTGTAGCAGGAGCTGCAGTTGAACAAGGAACTAAATTTTTAATGCAACGAGGCGTTGTTCAATTGGCGCCTGCTGTTAGCACAGCTTTAAGCGCAGCCGGTCCTGTTACCTTAGCTGCTACTTTAGGTGGTAGTCAAGATGTTAAAGTTCAACAGCAAAAGTTTGAAGAGTATGCTGAATCTTTACCACCACAACAAGCAGCAGAAGTTCGTCAACGTCGTCAACAATCTTTGGAAGAACAAAGTAAACCATTAATTGATGGTAACCAAATGCTTGGTTCTATTCAAAACGAACTTAAATACATCGGTGGTCAAGTAAGGCTTGGTAGGCTACCGTATGGACTTGAACAAGCTGCTGGCTGGATAAAGTCTGCATTCTAATGTGTATTGACACACGCTAATACTTACAGAGAGGTACCTACAAGCCCCTACAAGGTGCCTCTCCTTTTACTTAGGTACATTCTATCATACAAACGTTTTAAGCACCCTTATAGACGATTTTCAATGAACCTTTATTACATACTTTTTACGGTCATCTTACTTGCAATTGTTGTAGAACCATTATTCCTTCGTTGGCTTTATCTTCAAGTTAGTCGTGGTGAACTCTTTATTCAACGAACACTCTTTATGATTAAACTACGTTGGGATATGTTCTCCATCCGACAAGGTTGGCATGATGATAAATACCTAAACATGGCTAAGGAGTTGATGCAAGATGAGTGATGTACTAAAGGCTCTTCAAGGTGATTTTAAACTATTTCTTCAAGCACTGTGGCAACAGCTAGATCTACCCTCACCTACACGTGCTCAATACGCTATTGCAGACTACCTACAACACGGTCCTAAACGACTACAGATCCAAGCATTTCGAGGAGTCGGTAAATCATGGATTACTGGTGCATTTGTGCTATGGACTCTCTTTAATAATGCTGAAAAGAAGATCATGATTATTTCAGCATCAAAAGAACGTGCTGATAACATGTCTATCTTCCTTCAAAAGTTAATTATTGAGACACCATGGCTATCACATTTGAGACCAAAGAGTGATGATGCCCGGTGGTCTCGTATTAGCTTTGACGTGAACTGTAGTCCTCACCAAGCACCATCCGTTAAATCAGTCGGTATTACGGGTCAGTTGACTGGTTCTCGTGCTGACCTAATGATTCTAGACGATATTGAGGTGCCTGGTAACTCCATGACAGAGATGATGCGAGAAAAGCTCCTTCAACTTTGTACTGAAGCTGAATCCATCCTAACACCAAAGAAAGATAGTCGTATCATGTACCTTGGTACACCACAGACTACCTTTACCATCTACCGTAAACTAGCTGAACGTAACTACAAACCATTTGTCTGGCCAGCACGTTACCCACGTAAGTTATCTAACTACGAAGGACTCCTTGCACCACAGATCCAAGAAGACATTGATCAAGGTTCTGAACCATGGGATGTAACAGACCCTGATCGCTTCTCTAACGACGATCTAATTGAACGGGAAGCATCCATGGGTCGTAGCAACTTTATGCTACAGTTTATGCTAGACACCAGTCTTAGTGACGCTGAAAAGTTCCCACTTAAGATGGCAGACCTTATCGTTACAGCAGTTAACCCTAAGGAATGTCCTGATGCTGTAGTGTGGTGTTCTGACCCAAGTAATGTCATTAAAGACCTACCTACTGTTGGTCTACCTGGTGATTACTTCTACTCACCAATGGTTATGCAAGGTGAATGGTTACCCTACACAGAAACTATCTGCTCCGTAGACCCTAGCGGTAGAGGTACCGACGAAACAGCAGCTTCTTTCCTTTCTCAACGTAACGGTTTCATCTACCTCCATGAAGTACGTGCTTACACTGATGGCTATAGTGATGCTACTTTGTTAGACATCCTTAGAGGTTGTAAAAAATACGGTGTAACTAAACTTCTTATTGAAACTAACTTTGGTGATGGTATCGTTGCAGAACTATTCCGTAAACACCTTCAACAAACTAAACAAGCTATTGATATTGATGAAGTCCGAGCTAATGTCCGAAAAGAAGACCGTATTATTGATACCCTTGAGCCTGTTCTTAATCAACATAAGCTTATTGTTAATCGGTCTGTGGTGGAATGGGACTTCAACTCGAATAAAGAAGCCGCACCCGAAACTAGACTCCTCTATATGCTGTTCTATCAGATGTCAAGGATGTGTCGGGAAAAAGGTGCCGTAAGACACGATGATAGATTAGACTCATTAGCTCAAGGTGTTAAATACTTTACAGATTCTCTTGCTATCTCTGCTTATGAAGCTGTTAAACTTCGTAAACAAGAAGATTGGAATGATATGCAAGAATCTTGGTTAGATGACCCTCAATCAGCAGCTAATCACATGGCATTTGGATTCAATTTAGACCAACGTAGACAAGCAAGACAACTAGCTGGTAAAAAGTCAGTCCCTACCTGGGTTTAGGTGCAATCAGTGCCGTATACAGGAGAAGGGAAGGGTGGACCCAACTCCTGAGGAGGAAGACATGTCTTTATCAAGACACATCTTCCTCTTTTTTCTAATGAACAGTGAGGGAATAAAATCCAAAGACAAACATCTCCCTCTTAGTTCATTCATCTACTCCACTGACTGAATCTTGTGAGTACTGATTCTCTCCATCCTTCTGAATCTTGTCACTACTTATTCTACTGTATGCATACCACCACCCTCATTCACATCACTCCTAACGCTGAAGAACTTATTAGTTACATGGCTAGGGTATCTAATCCTTCCAATCAATCAAACACTGAGACCAGTGCTAAACTAATTAAGTATCTTATTAACCATCAACACTGGTCACCCTTTGAGATGGTGAACATGTGTGTAGAAATTAATACTACACGAAGTATAGCAGCACAAATCCTTAGGCATCGTAGCTTTTCTTTTCAGGAGTTTAGTCAACGGTATGCAGAAGTAACAGTCCCGGCATCAATTCCTGAACTTCGTAGGCAAGATACCAAGAACAGACAGAATAGTATTGATGACCTAGATGAGGTGTTGAAGAAGAACTTCCAGTTTAGGATTGGTAGTTTGTACTCTGATTGCTATGGTCTCTACAAAGAACTGGTAGCAGCTGGGGTAGCCAAGGAGTGTGCAAGAGAAGTACTTCCTATGGCAGCTCCAACACGGTTGTATATGAATGGTACTATTAGGTCCTGGTTGCATTATTGTGACCTTAGGACTAGTAATGGTACGCAAAAAGAACACGCACAGATAGCAGCACAGGTACAAGATCTTCTTTATCAACACCTTCCTAACGTGTGTGAGGCAATGTGGGACAAGAACTTAAATTAGCAGAGTTTAAAGCACTTTATAAGACCTGGAAGAGAAATGTAGATTGGTTTGATCAGCTTCTTCTGGGTCTTTTGGTGTGGATTGAACAAAAACTTACTGATAATCGGGTGAAAACAGAGGTAGATGAAGCAATTAAAGAGTGGGAAACGCTTCATCCGGTAAATACTGTGTCTCCGGTGTACACGGAAAAGCCATCAGACACGTCTACAAGGCTCCCTGAGATGCGTTTAACTGTTTCTTGGTATAACGACATCTATGATGAGAAATAAAGCCCTTCTAGAGCCTTCTAGAGGGTCTTTAATTTTTGACAGAAATTTCTCAAGTCTTATACTACGCTGGCGCAGCGCCGCAGCCCCCCATAGGGGTACCCCGGATCACACGTGTGCACACCTGCCCGCACCCGCATGTACGCACCCACGCACACGCATGTAGCCTGTCCAGCGCATCTGCATCAGGCACAGGTACGCTGGCCACGGGTGTACGCGCAGGCACACACACACGCAACGAGGCAGCAACTATGCGGCAACACGCATAACCCCATTTCACACAATCTGTCTGCTCTCAATAGTACAGCTTATTGAGAACCCAGTGATACCAATGGATTTCAGCGATCAACTGTACTATAAGCAACCCTGATAACCGCTGCACCACAATGGATCAGGCTGTACTATGTGCCACTTGCTCCAACTGTCCACCGTTGAGCCGGTGCTACCATGAGCCCCTCTTCTCTTTGATGTTGAGTATCTCGACTCTCCCTGTAAAGGGTGAGGAGAGTCTCGAAACTTCAACTAGAGAAGAGAGGGAGACCCGACAACTGAATACGGCAAGCAGCCTTGGCACTGTGCCACCTGACAAGCCGACCACTCCCATCCTCAAACCTGCCGTCCTGGCTCTAGGATGGCTAAGCACCTAGACAATCGAAGATTGAGCTGAGTAGGACCACGGGTCACTGCCGCCACAACTGCCGAGCGGGTTCCGGTTGTGGGTTAGGGTACACTCCTTAGGTGCCAGCTGTGTCACGCCGAGAAGGGTGAGCACCACCAAGCGGCGACTAGCCGTCACCAGCGCCGAGCCACAGGCGCTATACAAGTTTGCTCATGGCTTCATG